TTGACCTTGTGTTTCAAACATATCAACATCAACGCCTAAACTTTTTAAGTTTTCGTATACAAGACCTGCGCCGCCCCTTGTTTCTTTTTCATCAATATAAGTTATTACCGGCACTGGTGCTTCAGGACTAATGCGACTACTAGTCCCATATATGTATTTGTCGATAATTATGTCACCAAGAACTAATACTTTCATATTGTTATTATACCTTATTTTTGACTAATTGTCAAGTAAATTGATTGTTTTAAATACAGTATCTAACTTAGCTAAATTAACTTTACTTTGTAATGTATTGCGAAGTCCGTGATGTAACGGCTTTGGCCATTTAGTAAATGAACACCAAGCATATCCGTCGTGTTCAGTATTTAAGGTAGGAATAAATTCATCATTGATAACACACAAATAAGTATGGAAATAAAATCTGCTGTCAGGTGAAATAAAACTCTCTAAAGGTAATGTCTTTTTAATATCAGGCAAGAAACCAATTTCTTCTTCAATTTCTCTTTTAAGTCCTTCAAATGGAGTTTCTGCTCCTTCGTTAGTGCCACCAACAAGTCCCCACATATTACCACGTTTACCGTTTGCTCTATGTAAGAATAAAAATCTATTTGTTTTTAGTGTGTAAAATAATGCACCACTACATGTAATACGATTGCTCATATATATAGTTAGCCAGCAAGTTCAATTCTCCAGGTACCAACTGGATAATCACCATCAATACTTAATAACCATTCGTCGTTACTAAACCTATATTGTATACTTGTATTTAGATTAGTAGTATATGTTATTTCAGTAGCAGCACTTGCATCAAATACAGTATTCCACCTTGAACCGTCCCATTCAATAATATCATTAGCACTAGCAACTGTTGCTGATTGATCTGCATTTTGCCAAGCTACTGGCGATTCAGTAGCGTCTGCATTGCCTACATTATCTAGTAGCAATAATCTTACACCAGACGTTTTAATATCAGTAGGATTATAGCTAGTAGGATCTATAATATAATCAATACTTGTACGTCCTGAAATTACAGTGTCACTTGGAAAACTGTCAGCGTCCCAGTTAATCAATATTTTAGTATCATCAAACGGGCTTAAAGTAAAGGTACCTGTTACAGTTTTATTATTGTCTTGGCTAGTAAAGTATATGCGACTTACATCAGCAGCATATATTCCAGGTAATGCTTCAAAGATTTCTCTCCAATTTTTATTACCAACCATGCCATTAGAAAATAGTTGCGCACTATCTTGATTTACATATGCACCATATGTATTATAGTTAACATTTGCCATTTCGTTTGCAGCACTACTTTGTGCTTTTCTACCAAATTCATTCTGTGTAATACCTGCTTTTGGTCTATCGTCATATGCATTTAATATTGGCGCACTAACTCCAGATTCGATATCACCTAATGATTCGTCAAACATACTTGTAATAATATTTGTAATAACACCCATCTTACGTACTTTAGTAGGTGGACTAATATAGATAGGAACACTAAAACTTAATGTAGCAATATCTATCTCGCTATCAACACCAACTGGCACACTACGATTTGTCCATGTTACATTTTCTAAATTAACAACGGTAATACTAGTCCAGTCAACAAAATTATCTGTAGTTTGCATTTCTAAACTAGGATTAAACAATACTAATATTTGTTCTAATATTTGTAATTTTTGATCAGTGTTAGTACTCCAAATATCTGCATTAATGCGCATCATATATGGAGTTGGTATTAGTCTTTCAACAGTATAGTTTTTACCTTGTGTGTTTAGGTACTCGCTATTTTCTTCGTCATATTCACGTTCGCGTATATTCACTTTACGTGTATATGTTGCATCTGTTAGTCTATCCTTATCTAATTCAAGACCAGTCAAATAAACAGCAATACGAGGCGCACTAGGTATCTTATTTTCACTATTCTCTCGAATAATATTTGCCACTTGGCGTGTTAGATCGCCATATGTTACTGGAACATCTTTTTGCACACCTTTACCGTCTTGTACAGGAAAGTTTGCAAGTATGCGCATCATTTGCGTCATATATCTTCTTATTTGTCCGTCATAAAAATGTTGCATTATGTATTATCCGCCTTTGGACGTAATGCCTTTGATAGGCTTTGTCTTTCTTGAACAGTTTCGCCGGCAATTGTTGACTGATTTGTGTTATTAATAAAGCTGGCTTTTTGTGTGCGTCTTTCAAGTGTATTACTTAATGACATTCTAATATCATCTTGTACTTTAACCCAACGTGCGCCGTCATAACGGAACATTCTATTTGGTAAAAAGTCTGTACGTAAAAAGTAGTCACCGTCTACATTAGTAGATGGAAATTGTATACCAAATCCAAATGGCGCACCATTCGGCGCAGCATCACCTGAGCCAACTAGATAACCAGTATAGCCCTCACGCTCTGGTCTATTAGCAACTTCATCTGCACTAATGTTAAGATTACTTGCTTCGATATCGGTATCATCTGCTGTTTGCAATGCTACACTGCCGTCATCATTTGTACTTACTGTATAATAATGACTAATATCATATCCGCTTTTAGGAGCATCCGCTTCTGCTTGAGCAACTACAGCATCTGATATTTGCATTTCTTTTTCATAGGTTGAAAGCAAATCACGCAATGTGTTATCGCTACCTTCTTCTGCAGGCAAATCAAGTATTTCGGCATATTCCTGTCCGTCGTATATTTGCTTTAATTTTAAACGATATAAATGCGGATACCATGTTTGTGAAAAACCTTCTGCTGCACGATTAACATCTTCTACAACATAAAAGCGTTTAAGTGCAACACTATAATCGTTAAGAGCATATTCATCCTTCAAATGCGGTAATTCAACAACATCGCCTGACATGATTTTTCTACCTAAGGTCTTAACTGAACTATTCAAATGTATTGTTAACATTAGTGTGTCATTACTTAGAAATAGTCCAAATTGTGACAAATCAAAGTCAATATCTTGTACATTATAAATGCCACGCATACTATAAACATCAGCATCGTATTTTCTGTCTCTATTTTCTAAAAATAGTAGATCTTGTATATTAGTTTCTTTTACAGCATCATACGTAGGCTGATCAGCAGTACCTTCGCCAACCGCGGGGTTTTCTGCACCAAGAAACTTGTGAATATTAATATCTGTACCGCCGATAGTAAACATTTCTAAGATTTGATTGTCTAAGAAATGGTAATCGTTTCCGCGTTCCGGTTTATATAAGCTAAGACGTGGGATAACTGTTCTCCTATTCGTTATACATATTTATCGTAACGATAAATACTAATGGAGACTTTCATATGACACTAGCGACACAAAAACAAGAAGTATACGATTATGTTAACACATTCCTTGGTGGAGGCATGATTGATGTTGAACTTGATCCTATACACTATCAAACAGCATTAACTAAAGCACTTACACGTTTTAGACAGCGTAGTGATAATAGTGTTGAAGAATCATACATGTTCTTAACTACTGTTGTAGATCAAAACGAATATACTTTGCCAAATGAAGTTATTGAAGTTCGTAAGTTATACCGTAGATCAATAGGATCACGTGCAGGTAGCGGAGATGGCGGCAGTATGTTTGAACCATTTAACGCAGCATACACTAATACATATTTGCTTTCAGGCTCAAAATTAGGTGGATTAGCAACATATGATATGTTCGCACAACACCAAGAGCTAGTAGGCAGAATGTTTGGATCATTTATAGAATTTAAATGGAACTCCCCAACTAAGAAACTTACGTTATTACAACGTCCAAGAGCAGAAGAAGAAATATTACTTTATTGTTATAACTATCGTCCAGATAGCGAATTACTTAGTGATTACTTAGCTGTACAATGGATTAAAGATTATACACTTGCTGGTTGTAAATATATGCTAGGCGAAGCAAGAAGTAAGTTTGCTACTATAGCTGGTCCACAAGGCGGATCGACACTAAACGGTGATGCTCTTAAAGCAGAAGCACAAGCTGATATGGAAAAACTTGATGCTGAAGTATCAATGGCAGTTGCTGGTGGTGTTGGCTACGGCTTTACAATAGGTTAAAAAAAATACTTGACATAACTGCAAAACTCGTATATAATAAGAAATAAGTTGTCTTATTAATCATGCGGAGTTAAAATGTTACCTAAATTATTAGTTATTGGCCACGGTCGGCACGGTAAAGATACTGTTTGCGAAATACTAGAAAAAAACTACAACTATAGTTTTGAAAGCAGCAGCCGATTTTGTTCAAAACTGTTTATATATAATGATCTAAAAGAAAAGTATGGTTACGCTAACGAAGAAGAATGTTATGCTGACAGGCATGCACATCGAAAAGAATGGTATGATGCTATCTGTGATTATAATGAAAAAGATGCAGCAACACTAGGTAGAGAAATATTTAAAGAACATGACATATATTGCGGCCTAAGAAACAAGCGTGAATTTTTTGCAATGAAAAATACTGGTGTATTTGATTATGCTATCTGGGTTGATCGCAGTGAGCATTTACCTCCAGAAAACAAAGACTCAATGAGTTTAGAACAATGGATGGCTGATTATACTATTGATAATAATCGTGATCTAAATGGTCTAATGTTTAACACTTATCAACTTATGGAACATTTAAAAGTCAGGAGTTAAATCTCCTTGCCTCCATTGCACTCCTTCTTTCTGTACAATGCGTTGACAGTTAGCACAAATAGTTTTTAAATTATTAGGCCTGCAATTATTTAAATCTCCGTCTATATGAAATACATTAAACTGTTCTGTATGCTTTGATCTAAATCCACATTTTTCACAATTGTTTTTCTTTTCATATCCACGTAGTTTCCATTTAGGTATACCATGACCTTCGCCGTGGCGCAAACAAATTTCGCATAGTTTACGATAGTATACTTTGCCTTGTTTTTTGTAGTTTATAGCAGCAGGTCTATGCCCGCATTTGCATAAAGGTCTCATACATATATTTAGCTCACCTTTTATATCCCTTTTTCGGTACTATAACTTAGGTGAAATTTCAGTAAACTACTAAATACTGTACAGAACACTAACATCCAACAGGAGAAATAACATGGCATTAGTATCACCAGGCGTAGAAGTCAATGTAATTGACGAATCGTTCTACACCCCAGCTGCCGCTGGAACGGTACCTATGATCTTTGTTGCTACTGCTAGTAATAAAACTAAAAGCAGTGGAACAGGAACAGCAGCAGGTACGATAAAAGCAAATGCAGGAAAACCTTATTTGATCACTAGTCAGCGTGAGCTTGGTGAAACATTTGGCGATCCTCTATTTTATAGCGATAATAACGGCAACATGATCCACGGTGGAGAGCTTAACGAGTACGGCCTACAAGCTGCTTACTCTGCATTAGGCGTTTCAAATCGTGTGTATGTTGTAAGAGCTGATTTAGACTCAGCAGAATTAACAGCAAGTGCATCAGCACCAGGTGGAGAGCCAGCAAATGGCGCTTACTGGTTTGACACTTCAACTAGCAACTACGGTATCCTACAATGGAACGGCTTAGCAGTTACACAAACAGGTGGACAAACTTTCGCAGCAAAGGCTCCAACAGTACTTACAGTAACAACTGATTTAGTATCAGGACTAGGCTCAGCACCAAAAGCATCAATTGGCCAATTAGGCGATTATGCAATAGATGCTAACGACACAATGAACAGAGTATACTACAAAACTCCAGGTTACGGTACAGCAGCTCAAAGAACTGCAAACGTAGGTACTTGGGTAGAATTAGGTAGTGATGCTTGGAAAGCAAGTTGGGCAGCGGTACGCGGCACAGCAACTAATCCAACATTAACTCAAAGTGATTCAATTAGTATTAACGGCACAAATGTTGTATTAGCAAGTGGCACAGGTATTGCTGATTTAGTTACAATTATTAATGCAGCAGGCGTTGCTGGTGTAACATCAGCACTAGTTGATGGTTCAATTGAATTATTTGCAAACTCATTAAGTGAATCAAACGGTTCAGTAGCAGATGGCAAAATTTTACTAGCAGCAGGAACAGGTGACTTGTTAACAGACTTAGGTCTAACAGCAGGAACATCTAGTTCACCAAGATTAGAAGCAGCACCGCACACAGCAGTACCTGCATTTAAATCAGGTGATACTACACCAGCACCAAGTGGTAGTGTTTGGATTAAAACAACTACTCCAAATGGTGGAGCAAAATTAAGTGTTAAACAGTACAGCACAGCGACACAGCTATGGTCAACTGTAACAACACCAATTTATACTACAGCACAAAGTTCAATTTACGGTCTTGATAAATCAGGCGGTGGCGCAAACTTACTAGCTGGATCATTATATGCAAAAGTTAACGTAGATGAGCTTGGTAACCCAATTGGTAATTACAAAGTTTATTCAAGAGTAGCAGCAGGCGCAACTAGCATCTCTGGCACAGTAATTGGAACAAGTGGAGTTGCAGCAGCAACTTACACATTTACAATTAGTGAATCAAGAGCTAATACAGCAGCAATGACTGCTCCTGCAACAGTAAGTGTAACAACATTAGGCGCAAGTGGCGATGCTGATTTATTAGCAGCAGCAATTAATGCTAAAGGTCTAGTAAATGTTGTAGCATTAGTAGATGGAACAAATAAAGTTGTAATTCAGCATAAACTAGGTGGAGAAATTAAATTAGTTGACACAGATAGTGGTTTAGCAGGATTTGGTTTTGCAGCAGCAACAACAGCTAACTTATATGTTGGACCAAATGCAACTGGTTTAGTAGCTTCAAACTGGAAGCCACTAACTTACACAGCATCAGGCAATGTTCCATTAAGTTTAGCAGCAGATGGTCAACTATGGTACAACAGTGTTGTTGACGAAGTAGACATCCTAGTACATAATGGCGATGCATTTGTTGGTCTTAACTATGTAGGCGGAACTGGCTTATCAGCTGATTCAAGTCCATACAGTGGAACAGACTCAGATGGACCACAAGTTGCAGCAACAGAGCCAACTGTACAGTCAGATGGTACTGCACTAGTAGAAGGTGATATTTGGGTAAGCACAGCAGATGTTGAAAATTATCCAGCAGTTTATAGATACAATGCTACACTTAGCAAGTGGATCTTACTTGATAAATCAGATCAAACAACTGAAAACGGAATACTATTTGCAGATGCACGTCAAGGTGACACAGGCGGAACAGCAGACGATGCACCAAGTGCATCTATTGCAGAATTGCTTGTAAGTGACTTTGTAGACGTAGATGCTCCAGATCCAGCACTATATCCAAAAGGTATGTTGTTATGGAACTTACGTAAGAGCGGATTTAACGTTAAGCGTTTTGAGCGTAGCTATGTAGACTTAACTGCTAAAAACGTTCGTCAAGGCGGAGTTGATGCAGGAGCGTCAATGGCAGCTTACTACCCACACAGATGGGTAACAGACTCAGGTAACCAAGCAGATGGTTCAGGTAGCTTTGGACGTCATGCACAGCGTAAGAGTGTTGTACAAGCGTTACAAGCAACTGTTAATAGCAACCAAGAAATACGTGACGAAGAAAGTCGTCAGTTTAACTTGTTAGCTACTCCAGGTTATCCAGAGCTAATTGGTGAAATGATCACATTAAACTATGACAGACGCTTAACAGCATTTGTTGTTGGTGATACACCATTCCGTTTAACACCAGATGCAACTTCATTAAATGAATGGGCAACTAACGTTAAACTAGCATTAGAAGATAATGACAATGGTGCAGTTAGTTACGATGAGTACATGGCTATGTATTACGGTTCAGGCTTTACAAGTGATAATGCAGGAAACAATATTGTTGTTCCAGCAAGTCATATGGCACTACGCACTATCATACTAAACGACCAAGTTGCGTTCCCCTGGTTTGCTCCAGCAGGTACAAGACGTGGTGGTGTAAGCAACGCTACAAGTTCAGGCTATATTAATAGCGAAGGCGAATTTGTAAGTGTAGCATTAAACACTGGACAGCGTGATACACTTTATTCAAATGCAATTAACCCGATCACATTTATTAGTGGTGCAGGACTTGTTGTATTTGGTCAAAAGACTCGTGCAAGAAACGCAAGTGCATTGGATAGAGTTAACGTAGCACGTTTAACTGTTTACTTACGTGGACAGCTAGAGCTACTAGCGAAACCATACTTGTTTGAGCCAAATGACAAGATCACACGTGATCAAGTTAAAGCAGCAGCAGATGCATTGTTACTAGAATTAGTAGCGTTACGTGCATTGTATGATTTCTTAGTAGTGTGTGATGAATCAAACAACACACCAGCTAGAATTGATAGAAACGAGCTATACTTAGATATAGCAATTGAACCAGTTAAAGCAATTGAATTTATTTACATTCCATTGCGTATTAAAAACACAGGCGAAATTGCAGCACTAGGTTAATATGCGCACATAATGAACGGAGGTAATACTCCGTTCATTGAGGCATAAATACTGTATAGGAGAACATAATGCCAATCACAACTTTACAAAATATTAGTGTACCTACTGAAGGCGCTGGAAGTAACTCATCATTATTGATGCCTAAACTACAGTATCGTTTTAGAGTATTACTAGACAATTTTGGTACTACTGGAGGACCAGATGGTACAAGAGAAATTTCAAGACAAGTAGTAGACGTAAGTCGTCCAAACGTTAGTTTTGAACAAATGACTATTGACGCTTATAACTCAAGAACATATCTTGCAGGTAAGCACACATGGGAACCAATTACGCTAACACTACGCGAAGATGCAAACAACAACGTACAAAAAGTTGTTGGACAGCAGCTACAAAGACAGTTCGACTTCTTTGAGCAATCTAGTGCAGTGTCAAGTGGAACATACAAATTCCAAACTAGAATTGAAGTTCTAGACGGTGGTAACGGTGCTAATGGAGCAGCAGTAATTGATCGCTTCCAATTAGTAGGTTGCTACATTGAATCAGCTAACTACAACACGTTAGCATATGCAACAAACGAAGCAGTAACAACATCATTAACTATACGTTATGATAATGCTATACAGTTTGGTGCAGATGAATCATTCGAAGGTATTGGCGAAGCAACTGCAAGAGCAGTAGCAGCGGCAACAGGTGGAACAACTGTTACTGGCTAATACGCTTAGTTATAGGTTGGTGTTTTAAAAGAAAAACGAAGGTTGTTAACGCGGTCTTCGTTTTTTCTTTATATGCACGGATAATTCACAAGGATAAATATTAGTATGAGTTTAAAAGATGCATTCCTATTCAATTTACAGTCAGAAACACATTTACGTGATGCTCGTCATGCGAACCAAATCTATACGCAAAATAATTTTGCGTTTGCTCCTAAATCTAAATACATGTATCATGTTAGGTTCGAGCCTAATGATGAAGTTGGCAACAGCGCAACATCAAATGTATTCCAATTTCAAAAAGAACTAGGTGTACTTGTTAAAAGTGCAGACTTGCCTAGTTTTAGAGCAAGTGTAGAAAACAAGCAACAATACAATCGTAAAAAGAATGTACAAACTAGAGTAGATTATCAAGATTGCAGAATTACTTTTCATGACGATAACACTGGTGTAACTAGAGCATTATTAGAAGAATATTACAGATATTACTTTGTTGATGCTAATAAAAATACCACAGGTTCAGAAGCAGCATACGGTCCTCGTGACAAATATTTTGCTAGAGTACCTTCATATGGTTTGGACAATCGTAAGAAAAATCCATTCTTCAAATACATTACAATTTATCAATTGGCACGTAGAGAATGGGTAGCATACACATTAGTTAATCCATTACTAAGTGCTTGGGACCACGGTGGCGTTGATGCCAGCGATGGCGGATTTAACGAGAATACAATAACTGTTGCATACGAAGGTGTGCAGTATACTAGCGGAAATGTTGTTAATGATACTCCAGCAGGCTTTGCAGATGCAGCAGTCGGTTATGATGTAGAACCAAGTCCATTAGGTTATCTAGATAATGCTATGATTCCAAACGGTGGTGAAAAAGGTTTATTACCTGCATTAATAGGATTAGGTACAAGTGCATTATTGAATAAAGCATTTGGTAATAGTAATAGTCCAAGTAAAAATATTTTAAAACAAGTTGGCGCAGGACTTATTGGCGGCTTAGTAACTAATGTATTATCAAAAAATAACTTGTCTGTACCAGATAGTCAGAATAGAGTAGAAACTACAACTTCAACATCAAACAATAGTAGAATACTTAGTTCTACACAGATTGTACAAAGCCTTGCAAATCCTAGTGTTGCAAGTCAAGTTATGCCAGCTTTAGTTAATAGTGGAGCATTAAACAATGTAAGTATTAATGCTTACAATAGTGCTAATGCATCACAAAAATCTGCATACAATAAACAAGTAACAGATAGTATTGCTGGAGGCAACCAAAAATTAGCACAAGTTGCATCTAATGCAATTAATAATATAGGCGGAACTTAATATGTCAACTACAGAATTAACACCAGAGTTTTTTAATAATTTTTATGATATAGAGATTAGCTATAACGCAAGTGAAGTTGATGCAGTTATTGGTTATTTCTTAAAAAGAGGATTTGGCAAAGTATCTGCTATTAATACAGCAAGTGTATTATTACAGCAAGCCAAAATAGACGAATTAAATGTGCAACAACTTTTAGATACATTAAAAGGTGTAACAGATGTGCAACTAAGTTTAATTGTCGCTCAAATACTTAATTTTAACAGATCTAAAACTAGCGTATTAGGATTTCGTGAAGACATATCTAACTCACAACTATTTGATCAAAGAAACGTTGTAATATGATATGGGTCGTTTTGCGCAAGGTAAATTCAATCTAAAAAATCCACAAAAATATATAGGAAACAAAACACCTACATATCGCAGCGGATGGGAATTTACTTTTATGAAGTTTTGTGACGAACATCCAGCAATAGAACAATGGGCAAGCGAAGCTGTGCGTATACCTTATCGAAATCCATTAACTGGCAAGCAAACTATATATGTACCTGACTTCTTTATTGCATATGCAGATAAAAGTACTAAAAAACGTGTAGAACTAATTGAAGTTAAACCTGCTAATCAAGCAATGCGAGAACGGCTAGGCAAAAGCAAACATAATCAAGCACATTATGTAGTTAATCAAGCCAAGTGGGAAGCAGCTAGAGCTTGGTGCAAACAAAAAGGTATATTATTCCGTATTGTTACTGAAGATGATATTTTCCATACAGGTCGCAGAAGATAAATAATAGTAGCATATAATGGAATGGATTAATGACCAAAAAATTAGAAGACTTATTGAACTTACCTGATTCTAAAGAAATAATAGAACAAGCAGAAGCTCAAGAAGAACAACAGTCTAAGTACGAAATTACTCAAGCAGAAACATTTCGTGATATTGAAGAATTTGATAAAATATCTTCAGCATTACCGGCTGTAAAAGGTTTAGGCGATATGGCTGATAAGGAACTAAATGAAGTTGCTGATAAAGCCATGCAAGCATATGATGATCTTATGGATTTGGGCATGAATGTTGAAAGTCGTTATAGTGGTAGAGTATTTGAAACTGCTGGCGGAATGCTTAAAACTAGCTTAGATGCTAAAGTTGCAAAATTAGATAAAAAACTAAAGATGATTGAGCTGCAACTTAAAAAAGAAAAAATGGATAAAGACAGTACAGGCCCAGGCGACGGAGACATGGTTAACGGCGCCGGATACGTGGTTACTGACAGAAATAGTCTATTAGAGAAGCTCAAAGGTATAGATAAAGATAAATAATAATATAGAACAGGATCAATGCGCAATGAGATCATTTAAAACATTACTAAACGAGTCTAAAAAGACTTACGAATTTAAAATAGGTGTAGCAGGACCTTTACCAGAAGGTTTTGAAGACTCCATGGAAACTTGTTTGAGAAAGTTTAAAGTATTAAACATGACTCCTGGCAAGAAGACTCCAATACAAGAACGTCCATTAGACTTTCCACAGTTACAGAATATGGAAGTTACTTATTTTGAAACAGAGTTAGAATATCCTAGTACTAGTCAAGTGCTACAAGAATACGTTGCACGTTGCTGTGGTTGTGATCAAGCACATATTATTGTACGCAATGCAAATGATCCTAGAGAAGAGTATCAAGAAATGAAAGACGATGCTCCGTATGATACTAAGTTAACTACAGAAGACATGGGCGGGGAAAGCGCACAGGATTCAGTAGCTGGTAACAGAGTAATGAGTCTATTACAAGAATTAGAAAAAGATCGCAAAGAAAATGAACACAGTGGTGCGGAAGGTGCTCCAGTTGGAGAGTCATCAGATATCGGCGATGTAGAAAATACTAAAGCAGTTGTGGGAGGCTGATAAAATGAATATGAAGAAATTAATTGAATCAATGGATCACATCGAAGAATGTGGAATTGGAGAAGGTCCTATGGGAATGGCTCCACCAATGGCTCCAGAAGTAGACAAAGGCAATCCAGTAACAGTAAATGTTAGTATGAACGCAAGTGGTAAAGAACACGTTGCTGATCTACTAGACATGATGAAAAATGCAGGACTAGGTGCCGCAGAAGAAGTTGGACCTAAAATGCTTTCACCACGTATGGATATGGAACGTTTGTCAGCTATGATGGATGAGCCAGAAATGGAAAATACACAACCAGGAATGGAACCAGATCCAGATAGTGATGACGAAGTTACAGAAGGCGCTACAAAAGCTGTTATTGATATGGTTGCTAATGCAGACGATCCATCACAAATGGTAATGGATTTAATTGCTAAAGGTGGACCAGAAGGCCAGTACTTATACGGTGAACTAGAACAGTTAGCATCTGAGCAAGGTAAAACATTTAACAATGCTGAATCTGAGCCAGAGGAATTTGTAGATGAACTATTAGCTAACATGGGCATCGAAGAAGGCGTTGAAACTGAAGATATGTCCGACGAAGGAACTTATACTATTAAAGTAAAAGGCAAGAATATGGCTAGCCAAGATGAGCTTGCTAGACTTGCAGGTATGTCAGGCAGTTCAGATATTGATGTTGATGAAGCTGGAGACTATGCTAATGAACCGGACCCACAATACGGTGACATGAGCGATGCTATTCCAGATGGTAACGATTTGAATCGCAAGAAGAAAGCATATCCTGCTACACAAGACGGCGACAACCCAATGGCTGTTGAAAACATCAAAGCAGCATTATACGCAGCATTAACTGAAAAGAAGAAGCCAGACGCTGACGGCGATGGCGTTCCAGATTGGGCAGACAAGAAACCAGGCAAAGATGATAATGCTGGTAAAGGTAGTAAGCCTAAAAAAGGTAAAGTGCCTCCGCAGTTCCAAAAAGAAGAAATGACTGCTGAAGG